TAATTTTATTAACTGTAGATAATCCAAAGCTTCCAGAATAGACAATAAGTACAGCCCACCAAAATTCTTGTGGAGCTGACTTCAGTATCTCAAAACCTTTTTCCATCCATGGCTGTGTTTGAGGAATAAATAAAGCAAGAAATATTAATGTAATTTTTATAGTTAATACTTCATCTTTAATAGAACCTTTAGAACTTTTTATTTGTTCTATACTTATATTCTTTTCTGCTTCAATTTCTTTTGCCCTTACTATTTTATCTTTTTCCATCTTATGCTGAATTGCTCCAACAGTCTTATCAACTACTATTCTAGCAAGAGGATTTTTTAATAAAGGCAAAATAAAATTTAACATTTATTTTTTCTTCCACTTATTCTTCATAGCTTTGTAAGCTTTAGGACTAACTGTACTATTCTTTTTACTTCTTGAAGTACCTGCTTTTCGTCTTTTATTTATATTTCTTACTAATGACATATTTCTCCTTCCCACCTAAATAGGTGTTATAATGCGTTTGATTGTTTAACTTTGTTTTCTACATCTGCTCTAAAAGCACTGTCTGTAGAATATCTTGGGTCATTAATGTCTGCTAACATTTCACCAACAGACCTATAGCCAATATTGCTATCTGCTTTAGTTCCACTGAACAAATTAGGTTCTGCATTGTTTTGATTATATTTAGCTTGAACACCTGCTATTGCTAATTGAGCTTGTTCTAAACTGCCATTATCAATTGTATTATTAAATGCTTTTACCTCTTGTGGAGATAAATTCTTTGAAGCCCAATCAACCATTTCTTTGTATTGTTCTTGGCCTCCAACTGTAGACATAATTGAATTTGCTTTTTGCTCTGCCAAAGCTTGTTGGCCAGAAATATAAGCATCAACTACATCTTTTGATAATCCGATGTTAGCTAATTCACTATAACTATTTTCTGATAATTCACCTTTATTAGCAAACTCTTCATAAAATTTGTCTAATTGACCTTCTTTATTTTCAGTTGCTTCAGGTTCTTTAATATTTAAGTCTTCTGATTTAGCTTGTTCTTCTGGTTTACCAGAAAATTTCTTTTCAAGTTCACCATAAGCTTTTGCTAATTCTTCTGCATTAGCAAATTTTTCTGGAAGCCAACCAGGTCTCTCACTAGAAGTCTCTTGTGTGTTTTCTGTTTGAGCTTCTGGTGTACTTTGTGAGTTATCTTGTTGTTGTGATTGTTCTTCTAATGAAGGGTTATTATCTTCAGTAGACATTTCTACTTTATCAACCATTTAGTTCTCCTTATTGATTATTGATTAACGCTTCTCCAACTGCTTCTGGAGGTATGTTACTTGCAATTTTCTCACCTGCGTTCATTACTGCTGATTGTTGTTGCGCATCCATCATCTGTTGTTGTTGAGCTTGCGCTTCAGCTTGTAAATCTTCTTCTGTTCTTATTAAGCCTTTGGTTTCTATACCATCTGCTGTTGCTAATCTTTTTATAGCTTCAGTTACATTTACATATTTACCAATTGCTTCTGCACCAAGTGTGCCAGCCAATGTTTGTAAAAATGCAATTAATTTATTTCTGTCTGTAGTTCTACCTAAAGCTTCTATTCCAGTTATAACTTTTGGAAATACAATTCCTTTAGGAAGTTGTGGTAATTTTTTAGTTTTATTTAATAAAGATAATTTTCTATTAACAAATGGTAATTGAAATTCTTGAGATAAAATTCCATAGATACCACCAAGACTATCTTGTAATTCTTGAGCTGTCATTTTTACTTCTTCAGCAGTAGTTCTTTCACTATCTCTAATTACTGAAGCATTTAATAAAAATGCGTATGATAATCTTTGCTCAATCTTCATCATTGTTTCTTGAGCAACTCTAAAGTCTGGGAATTTACCTACTTGTAATACTGATACATCATTAGCATTACCTTCAATAATTCCACCATTTTCACTTTCAGCTAATGCTTTTGCTCTAGTAGTTCCATTTGGAGCCACCATAAATAAAGTCTTTGCTGATGCAGAAGAGCCTTCTACTATAGCTTTTGTTAAACCTTCTAATGATATTAGGTCTCCTAAATATTCTTCTACATAACTTCTTCCATAACTTTCACTATCAACTCTAATCATTCTTAATGGAATGTATGGAGAGTTTTCTAATTTATAGTCACCATAACTTTCTGGAATTTTAATTCCTTTAACTTCCTGGTGAACCATGAATTTTTTATCTTGTCTTTTAATACAAGTATATAAATCACAAGTACCATCTGTTTTATAATCCTTGTGTTGGTTTTGTAGTAATTCATTAATATGTTCTGGTAATGCAGAATAATGAATACTTTCTTTTGTAATAATTTCTAAAACATTACCCATTGGGTCTCTTTGAATAATGTATTGAGATAATGGGAATACTCTTAATCCTTCTTTACCTACAAATAATAAAACATTTCCACCAACAATTAGGTGTTTTAAAGCTTCAAATACAGCAACTCTATCATTAGACATTTCAACATCATCCATGACAGCTTTTTCAATTTGAACTAAACCACTATCAATTTGGGTTCTTAAGTTCTCATCTTCTTCAATTTCTTTAACTGCAAATGTATCTATAGCTAATCTAAAGAATGGAGCATTTGGTGGTAATAAGGATAATAATAGTTTAGACGCTAAATTATTAACACCTCTTGCTCCGATACCTTGATAGGTAGTCTCAAATTCTTGAGCATAAGTATCACCACTTTCTGGTATAAGTGTAGGAATAGTTAATTCTGAACAATCTCTTGCTCTCTCAAGATACATTTCTCTTTCTTGAGCTTTAGAATTATATCTACTTTCTAAAGTGTCACCTTGGTTCAATGAACCACTTGGATATTTTTCCATCTATTATAATCCACCAATAATTGGTATTCTTAAATTTGATGAACCTGTTCTCTTCCTATCTGCTGAAGTAGCTACATTTCTGTTTCTACCATCACTTTCAGAGTAACCTGCAGGTCTAGCACTTCCTTGAGTATTTTGCGTTACTGGAGGTGGAGCTACTGGAGCAGGCTCTGGCATAGGTGGAGGACTAGGTGCTTTAAATGAACACATATTATTTTTTCTCCATAATGTTTTCTGATTGCTCTTTTTGTTTTTGATGTAAGAACCTAACAACACTTCGTTGTCCAATTCTGTAATACATTTCCTTTGGTTCCATATTTATCTCTGGAGTTTTTTCAGGAAATAATTGGTCTAATGCTTCAAGTAATTCATTAGTTATTACAGGAAGTTTTGTTTGTTTTTGTTGCATATATCTAAAGTGTCCTTTTATCGGTTATGAATAATCTCTTTCTAAAATCATTTTTAAGTAATGAATTGCTTTTTTAATGTCTTCTTCGCCACCTTTATGCTTATGTCTGCATATATATTTAATGGCATTACCTTCAGCAAATGGCAGATTGTTTTCGTTTATAAAGTAAGCAGGTTGCACCTTCATTTTAGAATAATGATTGCCACCTTCTTGGTACTTTAAACTTTCAAATATATCTTTGTTTGTCATCTTTTGTTTCTTTCTCTGTACCATCGTTCCCATCGCATTTTTTCTCTGTCTTTTTTAATGTCTAATAATACTGAAATACATCCTGCTGAAATTGCTCCCAACACAACTAATAAAATATCTCTAATTATATCTTCCATAATATTGGCTCCTTTGTTTTATCGTTCCAATCAGATGCTCTTAAAATTCTAGCTAATCTTGCTTGAGTTAGCGCATAATCTTCATCTAATTTCTGTCTTTTGTATTCTGCTAAAACTGCTTCCCACATTTCTGGTAAGTCTTTTTTATTAGCTAAAACCCTTGAGGCTTTGACACCTCCAACTGTAGGACAACCACCAAATCCATCAGTTAAATCTCCAACTAATGTTTGATACATAAAGTTATAGTTAGCTGTTTTTTCATCAACTACTTCTGTACTTTCATCATGTAAAAAATGGTGAATACCAGGAATAGTTCTCATGTCTTTATCACCAGACAAAACAACAACTTTGTTTTTATTCTCTGGTCTAGTAGCTAATATTCCACATACATCATCACCTTCTAAATTAGGTAATGACACACATTCATAATTCTTTTTTAAGTATTCCTTAAGAGGTTTTACAATAATAGGTTTTCTGATTTTCTTTCTATGTGCTTTATATTTTTCAAATAAATTATTTCTAAAATTATTCTTATCATCTTCAGCTATAATTATTTTATCACAATTTAATTTTGATTTATAATTACCTAAAGTAGTATCAATAATTTTCTTACCTAGTTTTGCATCTGCATGCAAAGTCCACATATCATCTTCCCATTCAGTAGCTTCTTCTAACGCTGAAGCAATCCTGTATACAAAGATGGAACCATCAAC